GAAGCTGTTGAAGCATTGACTGCTAAGAAACAGCTCGAGGAGCAACGCTATGAGCTACAACAGTTTATTAAGTTTACGCATGGTACTCACGCATGGAATGAACTTCTTAAAATGGAAGGTGACATACGCAAGCGTAGACAAAAAGAGATATATGATAGGCAGATATTTAGACAAAAGGTAATTACCATTGTTGCATTGTTTATTGTTTTATCTGTTGGCATAACTATACTAGGATTATTCGTATACGGATTGGTGCAACTCGATAGAGGAAACATAGGCTGATGAACCCAGAAACATTAGACAAGTGGCGAATCCTCCCACGCTTGATGATGCTAGCTATGACCTGTGTTTACATTCGGTGCATCGAGTGGGCATTGAGTCAGCCTGACCTTACCACTCAACAGGCTGGCTTGGTGTCCGTTGTAACTGGTGCTATGACTGGTGCATTTGCTATCTGGTTAGGAAAGGAATCAAGTTAATGAAAGCTCTATACAATAAGTTATCTGACAAACAGAAGAAGACTATGGAGAAACATAGTAAACATCATTCTAAAAAACATATGATGGCAATGGCTAAGATGATGGTGAAAGGAACCTCGTTTAGTTCTGCTCACAAAAAAGCATTGAAAGAAACTGGTACATGATATTCAAAGCACTACAACTTGTAGGTGGTATGGCATCTACATGGATAGAATCCAAAGCTGAGTCACAAAAACTTAACCTGGAGATAAAAAAGAAGCAGTTGACTGGAGATATCGACTGGGATTTGGAGGCTATGAAAGGTTCACAGTCTTCTTGGAAGGACGAATACCTTGTAATTTTATTTAGTATACCTCTTATTCTTTGTTTCTGTGGTTCTTGGGGGAGAGATATAGTAGAACAGGGCTTCAGAGCCTTAGAGACAATGCCTGAGTGGTATCAGGTGACTTTAGGTTGTATTGTAGCCGCCAGCTTTGGAGTGCGTTCAGTAACCAAATTCTTTGGGCTACGAAAGAATGGGAAATAATTGGGATAAACGTCGTGAGAATATTCGCATACATAGGGATTGGGATATTAGAAACTTTAGGAGAGAAAATATGGCATTTAAATTATCACAACGGTCAATGGATAAACTGGATGGAGTACATCCTGACCTTGTTAAGGTTGTTAAGAAGGCGATTGAGTATACGGATGTAGACTTTGGAGTTATCTATGGTGTCCGTGACCTAGAAACTCAGAAGAAATTATATGACGCTGGCAAATCTCAGACGATGGCTAGTAAACATTTGCTTCAAGAGGATGGTTACTCACACGCTGTTGACCTTATGGCTTATGATGGCAGTAATCCATCTTGGGATATTGTGGATTACGATAACATTGCTGATGCTATGCGTAAGGCTGGCAAAGAAGTTGGTGTTGATTTAGTTTGGGGTGCGGCATGGCACAAGTTACTAACAATGTCACCGGATAGTGCAGAGGATTTGATGAATGACTACATCGACACAAGAAGAAAAGAATCAAGAAGACCGTTCATCGATGGACCTCACTTCCAACTCCACACCTAGTCAGCTAGCTTTTGACTTTGATGATTACGATGGGCCACCAGAGTTTTGGTTGAAATACTTATGGTCACTTCTTCCCTAGTTTATCAAGAACGTCTTCTTCAAAATGTTTTATGAAGGCTTTATTTATTTTGTCTGCTCGTTTTGATGTTCTTTCATTGAGAACTTTCTCACTGTAATGGTCTTTCCATTTTTTTTCTTCTCTGGAGTTAAGAAGAATATCAGCAACAGCTTCTCTTACTTCTTGCCTGATTCTTTCTCTGAATTTTTTATTGTCGAATAGAGCATATCCTAATGCTCCTACAAAAAACTTTTCACTTACTTTTTCCATTGCTTTTTCCTTTTGTTTTACTTCTATCTTCGTTTTGTTTTTTAATTTTCATCATTAGGTCTACAGTTTTCTTTTTAAATACTCTTGTATTGCGTTGATTTACATCAGGCTCTACTGCTTTTAGCTTTAGCGTTTCTATATCTATTTTCTTAATTTCCATACGTTTGTCCTTTCTATGTATAGAGCTATAATATCTTCAAAGTTATTTGGTTTGCGAGGTGGTATATTTGTATGGATGTTATACGTTTCAAAACATCTATTCTCATTGTATACTTGCTGGCTTATTCTTTCACATTCTCTTGCAGATTCAAGGTCGAGGGTGAGCATGAGAATGATAGTGTGGGTCATCTTTTCTATCATAGTTATCTCCGCTGTTAAAAGCTAGGAGGTCTGGCAAACAGAGCAGTAAAAGACCCCCTAGCTTGTTCTAGGATGTAGTTATTTTGGAGAAAACTATTTCCCTAGAACGGTATTTCATCATCTTCTATCTGTTTGTCAACATCATTATCACTCGACATTGCATTTTTATCTGTCAACTTCATAGATAAGATGTTGCCTTTTTCTGTTTGCTTTACCCAAGCGGCAACTCTTTTTTCTCCAGTAGATATTTCAGCTACACCAGTAAAGGTAGGTGCGTTTGGAGTATCACTACTGTTATCCCATAGCCTCCCAACCTTGATGTATATATCTCGGATTGTTGTACCATCAGGCATTACATCTTTGATCATAGCGATACGTTTGGTTTCGCCTTCATCGTTTAGGCTACCAGTACCAACTAATATTAGCTGGTCGCTTTTGCTACTGAAGATAGCTCCAGTGTTAGTGTTATCGTATTCCATATTACCTCCGTTAGAATGGATTGTTATCAGTCTTGCCATTATCAGCGTTGTGTTTGTTGTCGTGCTTACCCAGAAACACATCAGCATCACAGCCTAAATGAGATAGACCTTTAGTTAAGGCATCAGTCAATGCCATCTTTCCAGCGTCTTCGGCTGGTCGTTTCATATCTTTGTGCCAGAAAGTTCTGCTACCAGCAATAGGTCCGAATGTATTCTCTGGTAGATCTGTCCAGATAGTCACTTTCGCAACAATAAGAATCATATCGTTCGATGATGGGTAGTCATACTCTACGTTGTATCCCCAGCCAACACCTACTGGACCAAACATCTTTGTCATCTTCATGATCTGATACTGAGGATCAATAGACGTAAAGCTTCTCTGACCGAAAGAAACTTTCTTTAGATACTTGAGTTCGGATGGTGCAAGCGAGTTCCATACATCCATGTGTGCTTTTCTTTTCATAAGCTTTTCATGTTCTGATTTTTCTCTTTGGTATTCTGCTTCTTCTTTCAGAACAACCCCTCCTATTTTTATCTCGTTTTTTTTTGGTTTATCTGACATTTAAACTTCCTCCTTCTCTTTTTCTGCATTTAATCTAGCCATCTTGGCAATCATTCTTATATCTTCTGGACGCATTTTAAATTTTTCAAACTCTTGCAACTTAAAATGTCCATTGCTTTTAACTATCATAGTAAAATCATCATCTTCATGAATCTCAACTCTGTTTATTGTAAGCCACTTGCCTGACCATATGTCGTCATCTATTTTTCTTTTACCTTTCATGATATCTCCTTTACTTTTATTGTTCTTCTTTTGTCGGTTACATTTACAGATAATAAATCACAATCCATCTGGTAAACATCAGGTGGTATGTGGCTCATCAATCTCTTCTTGGCTGATTCGTTCTTTCTTGCTGACTCGAGTGTGTCAACATAGTCATGTGCATCAGACATAAACTCATTACTCTCGTTCATATTTAGCTTGACCTTTCTATCAATCGCGATGCTTGAGATATCTAGGGTCTCCGCATCACGATTGTTAGGAGGTCGCTTGTCTTCAACATGTTTCCAAAACTTTCGTATCTGTGCTAGCATTGTAGCAAAATATACTGGGTCATACCCAACGTGCTTAGACTCCCATTTAGAGTTGCCAAAGATAACAGATAAGTAACAACCATCAGCTCTCATGTCCTCTTCTCCACAATACATTTGATGTAGATACATATACAATTGAATTTGTGGCATATATCTTTCTATGATCTCACCCATGTTTGTAAATGCGTTTGTATGTTTTGCTTCTACTATAAAGCTAGTACCTTGCTTCGTCTTTACCATCATATCAGTTGTGCCTTTAAGCGGCACACCATCTCCAGTAATTGTAAGCGTTGTTTGGTAATGACTTGTAGCACCTGATAGTTGGAATCCAGGTTCATGCTCTTGCTTCCACCAGTCGAGATTGAAACGTTCTGTGTGTATACCGAGTTGAACAGCAAGAACATCAGTCAAGTCTTTGCTTTCTACCAGTCCTACTTTCTCTTGGTAGAGGTCTGCCCACTCTCCATTCATAATTCTGATGGCATCTGTGCCACCGATAAATCCTTGTCGATCCATAGTTTTCTCCTTATTTATATGGCGATTGTAGTCTCACTTCTGCAACTGGTCAATAAAATAATCAAACTTATCGAGATAATATTTTCTCCTTTCAAGCTCTGGTTTGACTAGTCCGTATACATCTGAGTAGGGTGGTAGTATACGAAATGTTTTGATAGACATGTTGTAGATATGCATGATGCAGTCGGCTGGTATCTCCATTAAACTCTCGATCATAATATCCACACGTTCACTGCACTCATCCATACTGGTTTCATACGGACGCTGAAACAAATATTTCCAGCGACTAAATAGCTGGCGTACTTTATCCGGTCTGTGTGGTGTTAGGTATGCTTCGATGTTTGCTTTGGCGGCAAGTGCATCGGCTAGCTTCGAACAGCTGACATCCAGTACGCGTATGTCAACAGAACCCAAAGCATTTAGCTCTCGGACAAGTTGATCATTTGCTTTTGTTGGTGAACGGAAAGAAAGAAGAGTAGCTACGTTGCCACTCTCCCCAATTGATACGACTTTAGACATTAGTTCTCCTTACTTATTATTTTTTTAAATGTTGATTCCCATACTCGGTCACTAATTATTACACAGTATCGAGGGTCGCCAGTCTTACGCTTACAGACTGCCATGTCTCTATCCTCTAATAGATTGAAGACGTTTGGAAACGAACTCTTGTCTCGATACTTTACTTCTACAAAGAGAACCTGACCATCAATCTCGATAGTCAAGTCCCCTTTGTATTCACCACCTAGACTGCCCGATAGTGGTTGCTTCTTTGTTTTTATTCCTAGACTATTCCATAGCTTTAGAAACCACCTTTCGTGATAGCTTCCTTTTGCTTTACTTTTGCTAACCATGTGTCCTCCTCATAACATTTCATGCAGATAAGACTGCTCTTGTATAGAAAGACTACAAAGTATTGAGTTGATTGACCACAGGCATCGCATATACGAGGCGATCTTACCTCTTCACCTTTACTTTTTTTGGAGCGTCGCAAGCTGGTCAATAGCTCGTTCAATCTTGATAGCAGTTGCATAGCGTAGCTCTGTGCCTTTCAGTTGTCTGTAGTATGTAGTCTTTGATAGACCAGCCCAGTTAAAAGCATTACGCAAAGTGACCTTCTGATTCTCTGATTGAATTGTCAGTTGTTCCAAATAACTTTTCATAGAGTCTAGATCTACTACGTTTTGCTTGTAATAACAAGTGTCTATTGATTGTTTTGTTACCTAATCCGGTAATGTAATATTTTCTAATTAGACCTGGACTTTTTTGATTTGCATATAACACTCTTTCTATGTCTTGCATTTGCACAGAGACTACTAATCCGTAGCGATACTCGAGCTGATGTAGTGTGCCGCTGATTGTTCCTTGCTTAAGATCAGGTAACTCTTTTTGAATAGTTCTATTTGTAATTCGTGGTGGTTTTGGGTTTGACTTGTCGTGATATAGCTTTATTGTTGCCAGTATACGAACTTGATTAGACGTAAGTTTTCTCATGATAGTATCCTTCAAACTGGGGAGGCTTGTCACCTCCCCTTTTTTGTTATGCTTGCATTGCTCTTTCCGTTAAGTCTTCAATAACTAAATCCATTAGAACTTCCATTGGAACATTAGTTGTTTTGATACCTACTTCATCGCAATAGTTTAGAAGGTCAAGGCAACGCATTGCGTTTACCTTGTCCTCGATGTTTTCTATAATGATAGTATTAATTGGATGTGACATCATCACTTCCATAATGAATAGTTCTACCATCTGTTTCTTCTTCGTTCGGAAGATTCAACTCGTTTCGGATGTCATCTACAAAGTTGAACTTGTCAACTACACAACGTAATGATTTGAATATAGCACCCAAGTCATACCGAGTATCAAAAGAAGGGAAGCGTTCCTCATCATTTGATAGTGCCTCATAGTACAGCATGTCTGCTCTGAGTCTTTGTTCAAGTGTTTGTGTTTTCTTTACCATTAGAATAGTTCCTTCTGTTGTGGCTCATCGCCTAGTTTATATTTTAAGCTGGACAGAAACTCCTCATCGGTTATTGGTGTGTCGCAATGAGTTGTGCCGCCGTAATGTTCTGAACGTCGTGACATCATATACGAACGATACCCAGTTTCTGTCAGCGGACTCTTTACTTTATTACCATTTACATCGGTTACATTGAGTTCGAAGTGGTCTACTACATAGGGCATTCCTGACTCGGAGTACCCTAAGTAGTCACGACAAACTCGTACATCGTGTGTCAACGAGTGCCACACAAATGTTCCTACATTTTCATAAGACTTGTGCATACTTTGCATAATCCTTTTGCCAGAATGGTTTCATCTTTGGAGCTGATGGTTGACCAGCTAGTTCGGCATTGTCTTGTAGCTGTAGCTCTGATTCATACTGCTTACGAAACATATACTTTGCAAAGTGAACTTTGTTTTTTGTTTTGTAATGAGTATATCCTGTTTGTCTTATTGCTATGATGTCTGCTCCGTTTACATTTAGATCATGTATTCTTGATGCGAGTCTCCGACAACCGAAATCCATAGCATCTTTATCTGTGATTGATCCATGTAATCGTATATATGCTAGAACTAATCCGCATTGAGTATCAGCTCTTGGTTCAATAAAGTATTGTTGATTGCTCATTACATTATCTCCGTTGTGAATTCTAAATCTTTTACTGGTGAGTCAGGTCCACTTTCAATATGAATATCAAGAGTACGACATAGCTCCGGTGCATACACACGTTCCAAAGATTTGATTACGTTTTCTTTTTTGTCGTAGAATTTTATTGTGTAATCATCAGCCCAAGTTAGATCAACATCGACTCGACCTTGATGCTTGAAGCCATTGGTCTGCATCTTGATACCAGCTCTACGTTCTTTAGTTTCTGGTAACGCAAAGCAATTGTGACCAACAATAACTCCCCAACAGTTCATTGCATTGGGATCTGCATACTGAATTTGCTTCAGTATTTCTTTTGCATAGGTAAATGTTTCGTCGTTCATAGCTTTCTCCATTTATGATTATAATTAAATTAAGTAATAAAATCAACTAGTTAAAATGTCGTGTCCTATTTAATCGTATTTATTAGGACACGGTACAACTTATGCGGCGATTAATCCTGTCTTCTCCAAGTAATATAATAAACCCATCGCCATTGCATCTGCAAATCTTGTATACAATCTACTGCTACCATCTTCTGTATCTATTACTTCATACATGGTATGTGATTTCCATATCTGAATGTCACCATCTTTCTTTAATCTAAAATATTCTACTGATTCACAGTTGCCATCATACATACGATCCACTGCCCAGTATAATTTTATGTCGTTTGATTTTAACATAGTCTTCTCCTTTTTAATTATGTCAGTCCGAAGAACACAGGCCTTTCCAAGCGTCAAGGTCGGCGAAGCCGCCGAAGGGAAACCTTTACGCGAGATGGAAAGAGCTGTGTTATCGGAAACTTTTTTCATTGCATGTTGCATTGTTTCATTTGGTCAGAAGTCGTGAAGCAATCTCGCGCCAACACCTAGTCAACCAAATGGGTCACCGAAGGTGATTAGTTAGCGCGATAGCATATATTTCGCGTAGCGTATATGACACGCTGTTGGTTTGGCAGTTTGGGGTTTGGCATTGGGAAACCTACAGCGTACAACTCCCAGCCGACGAAGGAGGCTGGGAGTTGTGACAATCTTAGATTGCAAACAATAAGATTGTGAGAAGTATTAGACCACCGAAGATCAAGAGTGCTGATAAGGTGTCTAGTAGTTTCCAGAGTATGGATTTATTGCGACGATCATATCGTGTGTACATTAGCTACCTCCTTTTTTTCTTGAATGAATCATGTTTAGTAAGAATTGTTCGAAGTGTTCGACGACTGAGCCTAGCGCATATCCGATGTTCAATGCTTCATACATGTCTGTACCTGTTTCTTGTTGGTCTTTTATGTAAGCTTGAAATTTGTCCTGATGTGCGCGATGAGCTGTGAGTTTTAACATGTAACGCAATGACTCTTCGAATCTTGGAATCATGTATGCGATGTCTTCACTGGTTGCATGTCCTTTGCGTCCGATCTGTTGATCCATTGATTTGAGTGCAAACATACAATCTTGTAAGTTCTCAATAGCTTCGTCGTAATTCTTATCTGATATATACATTGTAATCTCCTTTGTGTGAGAGCCACTCTTTTTATCGAGTGACTCTCGTTGATGTAACCTACAGTTCTAGTTCTGTAGAAGCTTGAGCTTTGAGACCAAGAGTCTTTTTGATCTGATTAGCCTTTGCTGTTTGATCTTCCTTTACCTTAGTGGCAAAGTGTTGCTCAACCTTTTTGATAGTCTCAGGCTTGATGTAGATGTCACCATCGTTTAGTTTCATGAACCATGATTCCATCCAAGCTTGAAACATCTTCATTTTTACAACTGTCTCTGAGTTGTAGTTGATTCGATCCTGTCTGTGATTAGCTTGAACGTCATCGAGTTTATCATCAGCCAATGAAGTGTTCAGGTTGTCCTGATCTTTCATGATCATCTGCTCAAGTCCAGTGATGGAGTTATAATTATCCATGCCAGTTGAGTTCCATAGATACTTTGGAAGTAATCTTTTGAAACCATATTGACCGATAGGAACCATCTCGTCAGATTCAACGTACTCGTCATCGCCGACACGCTTTTTATGAACATGAACTTTGTTACCAGCTGGATCTGCATCGACGTCAAACTGAAGGTCATGTGGATTGTACCATTGACCCTCTCCTTCAAAGAACCACTCGATGTGTGCAAGCGACTTGCCGATGTCCATGTCTGCGAACTGCTGATCCAGATCTTTACTCTTGGACTTATGCATCTTGTCCAATGATGGAGCGATGAACTTGGTACGAAAACTAGACAATTGAGTAGTACCAAATCTCAAGAGCTTTTCACATTCAGTTACAATCTTTGTTATATTAGACATTACTGTCTCCTTTTAAGTTAAGTTAAAATTTAATTAATACGTACACTATTTAATCAAAAACAATGTCCAATCCAGAACGTGAACCGATGGATGGATACAGGATTCCGACAAGGGAAACACGATGAGACGACCTGCCTGTCGAAGAGATGTTTCCAAGATATCCTAGGTCGGTCGGTATGGAGGGGATATCTTCTGTGTCGGAACGGCGAGCGAAGCGTCTTGCGCCGCTGAGAGAAAATCTCCCAGAGCTCTCAGCTATAGCAACAGATACATTTTCTCCAGTCCTTTATCTATCCACCCCTCTTGGGGTCTTGATCGGTTTACGTTATGGGGAAGCGCATAGCGTAGAGCGATTGCGCTGGGCAATTGGATGGTCTTTTTTTTTATTGATGCCACGCTGAGTCGTTAGGTGAGTAAAGGCTGGTTCTTCACAGTCTTTACTTGCCGACCTCTTTTGAGCCTCCTCCTGATCTGCGTCTATCAGCAGATCGAAAGCTGTAGAGATTTTGTGCATGCGTCTATCGGCATGTGCAAAAACCTACAGATTGCATGCGACCACAGAAGTCTTTGCTGGAGGAGGTGAATTAGAGGGAACGGTGGATGTCCAGAACAATAACGGACAGAGCAATGTGGATGTTAGGCATGTCGTCTTCATCATGCCTTGCACCACATACAGCGGTAGGATGTCTGAATGATCAAACTTTTCAGTCTGAAGTTTGTCGACTGCCGTTCGAGTACGGTATCGCATTATCAATGCAATTGATTCGTGGTGTGCTGACGAGACAGCACGTCCGATACAACGCGGCAGAGAGTGAGCCTCACAGCGTATTTTACTGGCTCTTGCCAGCTTGAACACGAGTGTTTAAAATAGGATGGGATGTCACTCTTTTTTGTAGAATGTGAAAATAAGAGGTTGACAGACAGACAGAAAATACGGCACAGTTGACGGCATGACACTTGTAAAGATAACCGAGAAACAGAAGAAGCTGGTTGATACGTTAGTAGCAAAAGGCTGTAGCATTAAACAGGCAAGTGATGAAGCTGGGTACGCAAAGGGTGAATCAGGTAGGGTTACTGCTAGCAAGGCGTTGAAGATACCACATGTGCAACAGTACATGATGCAAGCAATAGCAGAGAGTATGGGTATTAACGCTACGAAAGCACTGAACAAGATTGTACAGCTATCAAGTAATGCCAAGTCTGAATACGTAAGCCTTGAAGCTAGTAAGGATATACTTGATAGAGCTGGCTTTAAAGCACCAGATAAAGTAATGCATAGTCATGTTGGTAATGTAAATGTAAAGATTGATTTGTCTTGATGCTTCTCTGTATACCATACGAGCTAGTGAAAGTATTTGCTTGTGACGCTTGCGGAGCGCGCAAATACACAGATATATATTGTCGTTGGCTTGCAATATCCTACTAACGCAGTGGGGGGTAAAAATTGGCAAGGCAATGACACGTAATGGTCTAGCTCTCACATTTATATTGAAAAAAGCTCGTTACTGTTTTATAGGTAGAAGATCAAGCTTGAGAGGAGAGAGTTTGTATGCTGAATACTTGGCATGACATTGTGATCACAGTTCATCAAAAGGCAGTCTGAGAAATCTTTAGAACATTGCAACTATAGCATAGGCTCAGTTTATATTTAGGACACTCTCTCTTCACCTAAAAGGATAGGAGCATAAAATATGAGAGTTGGAGTTATGGTAGCTGGTCTACTTAAAAAGTTATTGCAAACAAAACAGAACGTAGATAGTCTTTCTGAAGAGGAGATAGTCGATGGCAAAGACACCACTGTGGCAACGCAAGGGAGGAAAGAATCCAAAGGGAGGGCTAAACGCGGCGGGTCGAAGGTCAGCAAAAGCCCAGGGAATGAATCTCAAAGCACCAGTAAAGTCAGGGGACAATCCTCGAAGAGCAAGCTTCCTTCAAAGAATGGGAAACATGAAAGGGCCGGAAAAGGATTCAAAGGGAAACCCAACGCGTCTTCTTCTAAGTCTAAAGGCATGGGGAGCAAGTAGTAAAGCTGATGCTCGAGCAAAAGGCAGAGCTATAAGTAAACGAAACGAAGCTAAGAAAAAGAAAGGTACAGCATGAAACATACAATGGGATCTATTCGCGGAAAGAAGAATGGTAATGGTTTATCTGCCAAGCAAAAGACTTTACCAAAAGATCTTCAAGATAAAATTATGAAGTCAAAAAAGAAAAAGAAACCTTTATATAAGGCGTAGGTTATGGCAGTAAACGCGGCTGGTAACTATACCAAACCAAAGATGCGTAAGGCATTATTTAATTCTATAAAAGGTAGAGCTGTTCAAGGTACAGCCGCTGGCAAATGGTCAGCAAGAAAAGCACAACTCCTGGCTAAACTTTATAAGAAACGCGGTGGTGGTTATACCTAATGAAGAAGTCACAGAGAAGTCTTAAGTCTTGGGGAGAGCAAGATTGGCAAACGAAAAGTGGCAAGAAGTCTTCCGTGACTGGGGAAAGATATTTACCAAAGAAAGCAATCAAAGCTCTTACAGCAGAAGAGTACGCACGAACCACAGCAGAGAAAAGAAAGGCAAAGAAAAAAGGGAAACAATTTTCTTCTCAACCCAAAGCGATTGCAAAAAAGACAGCACTCTATAGGAGATTTAGTTGACGTTCATAAATAAACTAAAACCAGAAGAACACAGAAGCCTTAGACAAAAAGTAAAAGAGATTCACTTTCAATACTTCGATGAGAAGCATGGAGCTTCCTTCGTCACTAATAAAATGCTAGATAACATTATTGAAAACTTAGGTGAGAAAGTTGCCCAGCAAATGATTAAACAAGCTGTGGATAATGACAGACTTTAAATATAAACCTGACGGTACTGTACTTAAAAATTTTATGAAGGATGATAGTTTCTTTCGAGGCATCCGAGGCCCAGTTGGTTCTGGTAAATCTGTTGGTTGCTGTGTTGAAGTATTCAGAAGAGCATTAGAGCAGAAGCCAAATGAAGATGGAGTTCGTAAATCACGATGGGCTGTTATAAGAAATACCAATCCCCAGCTAAGAACAACTACGATAAAGACATGGTTAGACTGGTTTCCCGAATCGGATTGGGGTAACTTTCACTGGTCTGTTCCTTATACTCACCACATAAAAGTGAATGATCTTGACCTTGAAGTTATCTTTCTGGCTCTCGATAGACCAGAAGATGTGAAGAAACTTTTATCACTAGAGCTTACTGGTATATGGATTAATGAAGCAAGAGAGATTCCCAAGAGTATTGTTGATGCTTGTACTATGCGTGTTGGTAGATTCCCAAGTATGCGAGAGGGTGGTGCTAGTTGGTCTGGTGTTATCTGTGATACTAACGCACCAGAGGAAGATCACTGGTGGGCAATCATGTCAGGGGAGGTTCCTATTCCAGATCACATTCCTCGAGAACAGGCTACCATGTTGGTAAAGCCTGACAACTGGAGATTCTTTGCCCAGCCTCCAGCGATGAAGGAACATATAAATGATAGAAAAGAAATAACTTCTTATTCTCTGAATAAAGATGCTGAGAACAAAAAAAATATTCTTGGTACGTACTATACAAATTTAATCCGAGGTAAGACTAAGAACTGGATTGATGTCTATGTAATGAATAGGTTAGGTTTGATTCAAGAAGGCAAGCCAGTTTATCCTGACTTTCTTTCTGAAACTCACATAGCTGATGAAGAAATACCTATTGCTATCGGTATACCTTTATATGTTGGTATTGATTTTGGTTTGACTCCTTCTGCTGTGTTTGGGCAAAAGGTTCGAGGTCGATGGTTGGTACAAGCTGAGATTGTTGCTGTTGATATGGGTGTAGTTCGTTTTGCAGAGTTGCTTAGACAAGAGATAGCTACACGATTTAATGGTCTTGATGTTTATATATATGGTGACCCAGCTGGTGACTTTAGGGCGCAAACAGATGAATCAACTCCCTTTCAGATATTAAGGGGAGCTGGATTAAAAGCTGTGCCAGCTCCTAGTAATAGTGTTGATCTTAGGTTGGAATCTGTTTCTTCTCAACTCACTAAGATGGCAGAAGGGTTGCCAGCATTTATGATAGATAGAAGATGTGTTACATTGATAAAAGGTTTTCAAGGTGGCTATTGTTATAGACGCATGCAAGTATCAGGAGAACGTTATGATGATAAGCCTGATAAAAATATGTACTCACACATACATGATGCCTTGCAATATATGATGTTAGGTGCTGGTGAAGGACGTAGTTTGATGTCTGGTCAGAAACCAATCAAGGCTTTCAATGCAAGAAAAGGCTTTGATATTTTTAGAAGATCGCCTAATAATAAGAAAAGTAGTTCATTTTGGAATAGACTATAAGGAGATTGAATATGTGTTTTGGTGGAGGTGGCAGTAGTGCGCCAGAGAAAACAAGTCCAGTTGTTGATCAGGAACAAAAAGAAAAAGAAAAGGTAGAAAAAGAAAAAACTATCGAGCGGCGGCAAGAAGAAAAAGAACGTACTATTGCCCAAGAGCAACCAATTAAAACATCTCTTACTTATGAAACTGGACCAAAAACTGGACAAACAGTTATGAGAGGAAGCCGAGGTCGTAGGGCTTTATATACTTCAAATCGTGGTGGTGTAGGGTATAGAAGTCCAATGGGTGGTGGAGGAATGTACGGATAATGCATGATGAAGAAATCATAGATTCCTTTCTTAAGAAATACGATAAAGCAAAATCAGTAAGACAAAGATGGGAAAGTCTTTTTGATGAGTGCTATGAGTATGCATTACCAATGCGTCAGACTTTTGGAACAAACAGTATTGGCGAAAGAAGAGATGATAAGATATTTGATGAGACTGCTGTTGTTGGAGTTCAGGAGTTTGCATCAAGACTTCAGGCTGGATTAGTTCCTAATTTTGCTCGATGGGCTGACTTTACTGCTGGTAGTGAGATACCAACAGAACAAAGAGATGCAATAAATAATGAGCTTGAAGAGGTAACTGATTATGTCTTTGAGGTTATTCAGAACTCAAACTTTGGTCAGGAGGTTCACGAATCGTTTATGGATCTTGCTATTGGTACTGGTGTTCTTCATGTCGAAGAGGGCGATTCTATTAACCCTATTAATTTTACTGCTTTGCCTTTACCTCATGTCGTTCTTGATGTTGGTCCAGATGATAGGATTGATCATGTTTATAGGGAGAGGGACATTAGGTATTCTGACATAATGGTTCTCTACCCCAAGGCAACTATTAACAATCGATTGCAATCTGTAATGACTGCTAATCCAGATGGAAGAACAAAGGTACTTGAGATAATATGTAAGGATTATTCTCAGATGAATGAAGACGCATACTTCTGTATCATATTTGATATCAATACAAAGTGTATGCTAAAGTACGAAACGTTCAAAGGTACTGGCAGTAATCCGTTTATATGTTTTCGCTGGAGTAAAGACCCCGGTGCAATCTATGGTCGAGGTCCACTCATCAACGCATTGAGTGCAATTAAAACTACTAACCTGACAATAGAATTAATATTAGAAAATGCACAGATGGCTATATCTGGTGTGTATCAAATGGATGACGATGGTGTTATTAATCCTGATACAATTAACCTTGTGCCTGGAACTGTAATACCTAAAGCACCAAACTCTGCTGGACTACAGCCAGTTAAAGCGGCTGGATCATTTGATGTAGCGAACATTATTCTTTCTGATATGAGACTGAATATTAAGAGAGCATTGTACAATGACATGCTTGGTAATCCAGATAGAACACCAGCCAGTGCAACAGAGATAGCAGAACGTATGGCTGATTTATCAAGACGTATTGGTTCTGCGTTTGGTCGATTGCAAGCTGAGTTAGTACAGCCAGTATTGCAAAGAGTTGTGTATATATTAAAGAAGCAAGGTCGTATTGAAATACCAACAATCAATGGTAGGTCAGTCAAAGTCCGTTCCGTTTCACCACTATCGCAAGCACAAGCCAATCAAGATATTACATCAATCAATAGATTTCTAGAGATGATAGGTGTTCGATTCGGTCCTGAACTAACAAATGTTTTAATTAATTCTGAAGAGACAGCAATATATCTTGCTAAAAAGTTTGGCATACCAGAGTATTTATTAAGAGACTTAGAAGAACGTAAACAAATAATTGCTATGGCACAACAGTTACAACAACAACAAACAATGATGCAACAACAAGGAACTATGGATGAACAAGCAAACTAACATCAGCGGTCTTGATGGATTCCCTAGGGGAACAGAAGATGAACAGAATATATCTTTAAATTTTGTTTCTCTGTTTTCATCACCAGCTGGTAAGGCAGTATTAAAGTATTTAAGGAGTGTAACTATAGAAGCTGTGCATGGGTCAGCTGTAACTGATGAGGTATTGCGTCATGCAGAAGGCAGTCGATATATAGTTGGTTTAATCGAAAGACGTATTCAACATGGACATAAGGTGAAATCAAATGAGTGAAGAACAAACACAAGAAGCGCAACCACAGGAAGAACAGCAAACTATTGAAGTACCTCAAGAGTATGCAGATGAAAGACCAAAGTGGCTTCCTGAAAAATTTAAAACTCCTGAAGATCTAGCAAACTCTTACGCAAGTCTTGAGAGTAAGTTTGGACAAAAAGAAGAAGAAATTCGTAATACAGTTATGAAAGAGATAGAGGATAAGGCATACTCCGAACGCCCAGCTACTGCTGGTGACTATGTTGTTCCTGAAGTTATTGATGCTGAAGAGGCTGTTGATAATCAATTGCTTGATTGGTGGGCTGATCATTCTTATGAGAATGGTTACTCTCAACAAGAGTTTGAAGCTGGCATACAAAAGTTTCATGAAGCAACAACTGGTGGATATAACGCTGATACAGAAATGCAACAGCTAGGTGATAATGCTCAAGAACGCGTTGAAGCTGTAGGACTATTTGTTGAAAAAACATTTAATGAAGATACGCGAACAGCTATTGATGATCTTTGTGCAACAGCAGAGGGTATCAAAGCTATGGAAATAATTATGCATAATTTGAAGGAAACAACTGTATCAGGAAATTCTCAACCTACTGCAACCCTTAGTGATGATAAACTTCGAGAGATGATGAATGATCCTCGATACTATAGTCCTAACCAACGCGACCCAGCCTTTGTCAAAATGGTTGATGAAGGATTTAGAAAGATGTATAACAGATGACCAAAAAAAAAGTAAAGAAACCGATAAAGTATTGACTTATATTAGAAGAGGCAACCTTGAGTTCAGACCATGCGTTGTATCTGATATTGATGTTATTCTCGATAATATGCGTCTTCCTGATATCCGAGAGTGTGCATTGGTTGGGGTAACTCCAATGATTGCACTTAGAGTTCCCTTTGAAGAAAATGATTCAAGAGGTTTTACCATAACACATAATCGTAAACCTATTGCGATGTGTGGTGTAACATCGATGGATAAGTATATGCATACTGGGAAGATATGGTTTCTCGGTACTGATAAGGTCGATGATATATGGAAATCCTTTTATAAACATAGCAAACTTATACTTAGTTTTCTCGCTATTGGTTATGATATTGTAGAAAATTATGTACCAATTGATCATGTGAAAACTATTAGATGGCTTAAATGGATAGGATTTAAGGTAGAAGATCAAGAATATTTTATACATGATCATGAGTTTGTACGAGTTTTCTATTGCAATTTAAATAAATTTGAGTCTAATAATAGATTAAGTGAAAGACCCGTACTGCATTAGAGAAGCCCTCTATGGACAACTTCGTTGAAAATTGCACAGGATAATCTGAAACGTAATTGAAACTTTAACTTAGGAGCTAATAATGGCAAGTACAATTGACACAGCCTTTATTAAACAGTTCGAGTCAGAAGTTCACCTTGCTTATCAGCGTATGGGTTCTAAGCTACGGAACACTGTACGAATGGCAAACAATGTGACTGGAAGCGTTGTACGTTTTCAGAAGATTGGAACTGGAAGTGCGAGTACCAAGTCCAGAAATGGTCTTGTGACTCCAATGGAATTAGCACATACAACTGTCGAGGCGACTATGAGTGACTTCTATGCCGCAGAATATATCGACAAATTGGATGAGCTAAAAATAAATATCAATGAGAGACAAGCAGTTGCGACTTCAGCGGCGGCGGCTCTTGGTCGTAAGACTGATGAGATTTTGTATACAGCAATGGACGCTGGTGCAAACTCAACTCAGATACATGACACAAGTAGTGCTGTTGAGAAGGCTGACTTACTGTCACTCTTTGAAACCTTCGGTACTGCAAACATCCCAGAGGATGGTGGTAGATATCTTGCAATGCATCCAAAGGGTTTTGCTGATCTGTTTAATATAACAGAGTTTGCATCATCTGACTTTGTGGGTGAGCAGAATCTTCCATTTGCTGGTGGTATGACAATGAAGTCTTTCTTAGGATTTCAAATCTTTTCAACTGCGGCTATCACCGCTGGAAAGAATATGGCATATCATACAACATCTGTTGGTCTTGGTATTAACTCTGATGTTCAAACGGAACTTAACTATGTTGCCGAAAGAGCATCTCATCTTGCAACGTCTATGATGTCAATGGGTGCTGTTGTTATTGATGACAATGGTATCTATGAAGTCTTAGATAATAACTCATAGGGGGTATTGAAATGGCTTTTAGTGCTACAGGATTATCTCGGTTAGCTGGTGCATCAAACATTAACTTGTGGGCTTACACAACTACAGACGCTATTGCTACTGTAAATACTGCTGGTTATTTTAATGATGCTGCAAATATGCTTGCTATTAGAGATGTTATAATTGTTGCTGATACAAACACTCCTACAACTAGTTTTGTAAGTGTTTTATCAAATACTGGTACTGTAGTAGATGTATCTGATGGTACAGCTATTGCTGAAACAGACAGCGACTAATGACTTCAACTGCGGCAGATAGCGCAATAGATATTTCGAGTCGCGCTCTTATCTTGATAGGAGCTGAACCTATTACTTCGTTTACTGATGGTACAACGGAATCATTGGTAGCCTCGAGTCTTTATGAAGATATCTGCCGTAGTGCTTTATCAAATACACGCTGGAGATTTGCATCAGATCAAGCAGTATTAAATAGATTGACTGATGCTCCAACTGGTAGATATGATCTTGCTTATCAGCTTCCTTCAGGAACACTGATTGTACATGCTATAACTGTTAATGATAGTTTAGTGCAATATCAGATATATGGTGATATGGTATTTGCTGATACCTCTACTCAAGATTCTGTTATTGCAGACTTTACATTCCGAGCAAGAGAAGAAGACTTTCCAAGTTATTTTACTGTTGCTCTTGAGTATTCTTTAGCTTCTGCTTTCGCTACATCTATTGCAAGGGATGCAAGTCTTATGCAACTAATGACACAGATGGCAGATAGAGCAATGCTCAAAGCACGTAATATTGATTCACAACAACAAACAACTAGGACGATACCACAAACAAGATTCAGTGCATTTAGGAGAAGCTAATGCAAAAAGCAAAAGTAGCCCTAACGAACTTTCAGTTTGGAGAGATTAGTCCTAGTCTTATTTCACGAACAGATACAAAGGTATACACAAACTCTGCTCAAAAGATTGAGAACTTTTTTTTAAGAGCAGAAGGTGGTGTAATTAAAAGAGCTGGTCTTTCAAAGATATATGAGTTTGATACATCTATAGACACTGCAAAAGTCCAGCAACATAGGCTGGTTCCATTTATATTTTCCGATGATGAACGGTATATTGTTTCTCTGGAGCATCAGAAGATAAGAGTATTCTCAATAGATACAAGTAATAATGTTACTTTGGCTACTACACTTACAGCAGATTCAAGTAGTGCTACTATACCGATAACAAATCTAAACATGCATGAAGTAACTTACGCTCAGTCTGGTGACGTAATGTTTATTGCTCATCAAACATTTATGGTGCGTAAGCTTGTGCGTACTGGTTTAACATCATTTCAAATGGAGACAAAGACATTTGATACACAGTCTGCTGGTGCAAAGATTTACCAACCATACTTTCAGTTTCAAGACTTAGGTGTAACACTTGATCCTTCTGCTAGTTCTGGTAATGGTGTTACTCTCACAACAAGTGCTTCGTATTGGGATACTACTGGATCACAGTCAGGTGGTAACTATCCAGATTCAAAGCATGTTGGTATTACAATTAAATATCATGATCAAGAAATAACAATAACATCTGTACAGTCAGCTACGCAAGCAACTGGTAATTGTCTTGCTACTCTTAAGAAAAGACTTAAGGTTGATTCTTTTCGGACTGATAACGGCGTGGCTACAGTCACAGTTACATTAGTAAATCATGGATTCTCTGCTAGTGATGCATTTACAATAACAAATGCAAATACTGTTGGAGGTATATCTGCTAGTAATCTAAATGGATCAAGGACTGTTGCTGAAGTAATTGATGATAATACATTCACATTTACCGCTGGTGGTAATGCAAATGATTCTGTAGCTGGTGGTGGTACTCCCTTTCTCGAAACTCATGCTGTGGCTACAAACTGGTCAGAGCAATCATATTCTGAGTTAAGAGGATATCCTGGAGCAGTAACCTTTCATCAAAATAGATTATGGTATGGTGGCACTATTTCTCAACCTGATGGATTGTGGGCAAGTAAGTCAAATGAGTTTTTTAATTTTGATATTGGTGATGGTTCCGATAATGATTCTATTGATATTCGTGCGGCAATCGGAGAAGTAAATACAATCAAACATCTTGTATCTAACAGAGACTTGCAAGCGTTTACATCTACTGATGAATTTATTGTTCCAGCTTTTGTTGAGAAGCCTACAACCCCTACAAATGCTACAATCAAAAGACAAACACCTTTTGGTTCTTCTTTCGTTAGACCCTATGTGTTTGATGGTGCTACTGTTTATGTGCAAGGTTCTGGTGAGATAGTAAGAGAGATGCTCTTTGATGATGGACAAAATGCTTATACTGGACAACCGATATCAAGCCTTGCCTCTCATTTAATTAAGAATCCAATACAAGCCAGCACTCTTGCTGGTGGTATTGATCGAGCTGAAAGCTATTACTTTCTTGTTGATGCTGATGGAACGCTTGGTGTTTTTAATTCTAATAGGGGAGAACAGCGTTATGGCTGGACACAGTTTACAAGTCAGGGAACATTTCATTCTGTTTGCACAGTAGATACAAGAGTGTATGCTGTATTAAAGTTTGATAAAGGAGATGGAACAAATAAATATATTCTCTGTGAGTTTAATACTAGCTTTAATACTGATATGGCTAAAACATATTCTGGTAGTAACGGAGTCTTCTCCGTCAGTTCTGATTTTGCAAACGGTGCAGTCCTTGATGTGGTCAGTGGTACTCATTATCTTGGTCAGTTTACTGTGGCTAGTGGGAACATCGATGTATCGGCTGTGGACAATACTCTTTCATCAGCAGAGATAGGGTTTAAGTTTGATGTTAATCTGAGGACAAATCCAGTTGATGCCCTCACTGCTGTTGGTCCATTGAGTGGAGAACCGAGAAGCATGAACAAGGTTATTGTTGATTTAAGTAATACTTTGTCTTGTTCTGTTAACTCAAATAATTTAATTATACGTCAGGTTACAGACGACTTAAGCCAAGCTCGAACACCAGTAACAGGTAAAAGAGAGTTTAGGCTACTTGGTTATTCAAAAGATCCTCAAGTTAGTATTAGTCAATCTGCACCTTTATCATTACAAGTAAATTCAATTATAGCGGAGGTTACATTCTAATGTTTCAAGTTTTAGGTTTTATTGGTTCTATCTTAAGTGCAAGTGCAACTGTAGCAAAAGGTGAGGAAATAAAAAGGCAAAAGGAAGCTGAAGCGGCTCAACTTGAGCAAGAAAGATTCCAACGCAAGATACAAACAATGGAGGCACATAATGATATTCTTGATGAGTTTGATGATGCTGTTGAAGTAAATGAATCATTATTTGGATTTATGAATAGAGATGATGATAATTCTTTAAGAGCATTTCGTGAATCGCAAGAAGCTATAGCTGGTGAAGATACAAAGCGTATTGATTTTAAAGGTGTTGCTGAAAGAGAGCAATTAAGATTGAGAAAGTTAAGTGCATTAAGAGCTGGTGATGCGGCTTTGAGAGCTTCTCAACTTAGTGCGTTAGCAACAGTTGCAAGTGGTGCCGCTGATTTTTATAAGGCTAGTTAATGGTTGTTAAATATAAAAGACAAGTAAGAAGTGACTCAATAGGAGTTATCAGAGCCGATATGTCTGTTGCTAATTCTTTAGCTGAGACTGCAAATGCTATTGGGAGAATGTCGAATGAGGCGTTTAAGATTGCCGCAGTAAAGTCTGAAGAAAAAGGATTAGAGTATATCTCATCTAAATCTGATTCTGAGTTGTTCGGTATAGATGAAGAAGGCAAGCCAGTTAATCTTGTTGATAAACTTATTGCTGACTTACCAGCCAAAGGTTTTGGGATGTCAAGCTCTGCTGTTATTAAGTCAGAGGCAAGACGCAGAGTAAAAGAGATTGCTCTTCAAAAGATTGAAAGATATGGAACAGAGACCAGAGCTAAGTTTCCTTTTGGAGCAAACAAAGTTCGTGATCTTATGGGTGCATTTGTATCTGATTTAGCCGCACCATTTGGACCGGAATACAATCGATTAATAACTGATATAGGCACTAAGTATTCAAGCGGTTTAGTAAATAGTATTCATATCGATTCAACTAATAATGAAATTAAAAAAGCTGGTAACCTTTTAACTTTAGAAACTCAAAGAGACTTAAGTTTTTCAGCAAGCACTCTTGGCACTGCAAGTATGCTGACTGTTCGCAAAGCTATTGATGATATAAAGCAAGGTAAAGATCAATCTCATAATGAAATAACACAACGTATAGATAACTCTTTTAGCATTGGTCAAGCTTCAACTAATGGTGCTAACTATACAGAAAAGAAAATCTCCAACATTGCTATGGCAAAGTTTGAGAATAAATTTAGAAAGCATCTCAAGACTGCTGAAGGACAAACACTTGCATACGCTGTGAACGCTGAGATATCTGGTAGAGGTAGGCTTGATCTAAAGAGTTTTGATGGGCAACCTCCCGAAGTAAAAGAATATGCAGAACTTCTACAGCATATTGATAATGCTGGTATGCGATCAGCATTAAGACAAAATCTTCAAAGATTAATTGTTGCTGATAATAGAATCGATGCTTATGCATCAGGTCAATCAAGTGCAGTCGCTACATCTCAAGAAGATCTTATTGATGCTGAGTCTGCAATAATTAAAACAAATCTTTTGAATTTGGGTATAGCAGACAGCAAAGAGTATAATCAATTATCAAGGGAGCTATCCAATGCGATTGGTACTAATAATATTCCTGAGTTTATTGATATCATTAGTAAAAGAAAAGATGAGATTATTAATGCTCAACGTATTCCAACAAAAGAAATAAATGGTAAAACTGTAGCTGGATCTAAAGCTATACTTACTGAAGATCAGTCTAAGAAAGCTATTGGATATCTCAATGATTTAGCGGCTGAAATGATTTCTACTTATTCTGCTAGTCAGTTTAAATATGTAAATGGAACAGCAGAAACTAGAAAGATCAAAGCTTTAGCTGAGATGTATCGTAGTGGAGGTCGAGGCTTTATGAAGATGGCAACAAGGTTAGGGTTTACCGATAGACAGATGGCTGTGGCTCAACTTACATCAAATGCGCAAATCAAACCAGTTGGTCCAGCTAATATGGAAAGAGATATTGTTGCTGGTTTTGCTAATGACTTTCGTATTGCAATAGCTGTAAAACTTGAGGCTGATGCAAGAAGAGCTGACAATCTACAAAAGGTAAACAAGACTCAGCAAGAGTTAGCAAGAACTGTACAACGGATGTCTCCTGTTACTCCTGATGGACAACGCAATGACTATAGATTTTTCAAGCCAACAGATAAAGAAATGGAAGCCGCTGATATATATCTTGAAGGAAAGTTTGAAGGTATTGATTTGCAAAAAGCATATTTTTCCAGTGAGTTTCAAACCAATAGCGAATTTCGTCAAGAAGTAAATCGAATGTTATTTGAAAAGAATATAATCCCAAAAAGTTTGAAAGAGGTTATTGATTATACATTTGAGGGTAAAGCACAGCCTTCAGAAGTAAATGGGATAATAGATTTTTTAATTAAAGCAAGTTCTCCAGAGCCAGATACATCAGGCAACTTTGATGAGGTTCATCGGCTTGATGATCTTGTTGGAAAAGAAAAAATGATTCTTATAAGAGAAGCTTATCGAGCATCACAACTCATTGGATCAAATGACCTTTCCCAAATTATTCGCAACTTTAGCAACTTCAAACGAGAAGATAGAGGAGCGCAGTATAAAACAATATATAGTGCAGTATTTGGTGAAGCAGATACAGACGATCAAAGAGTAGCTAATATTGATAATAAACTTGCTGGTTTCGATTCTATTGCTAATGCTGGTGGGAGAGGGTCACATTTCTTTCGTGTTATTAAAAATGCTTTACCATTCTATATGTATCAACAAGTAGTTGAAAGGCAAATGAATCCAACAATTGATGATGTAGAGAACTGGGTTGATGGTCTTGTTACAACTCACTTTCCAAAAACAGAAGATTATGTGCTTGATGTATTTGCGTATGGATCAAAAGATGGTGGTTACAGATCTCCATTTGCATTGGCTAGAATAATGCCAGACCAAGCAATGAGAGAATCTTTTCTTGAGTACGTTGAGAAAGAGATATTAAAAGTTGGAGACTATACTCTCACTAACTCCAATCATGATCGAGGAGAGCTTGGTGAAAGAGACATTTCATTAACTGAACAAATTGAAGGATCAAGAGTATTTAGTCCAGGTGTTTCTATAGGTCTTGCTGTAGCTGGGTTGTTCTATGATGCTCCAGAAGTAATAGCTCGTAAAGGTGCAGATACAACGGATACAAGTAGAAAGAAAATATGGTTAGCTCCTCAATATGGATCTGCCCAAGCTCCCTTTCTCAACACCTCTGCGCCATTGAATCAGCTCGAAGGTGCGAGAAACTTAGTGTTCGATGTTGTCTATGCAGAAAAAGGTGAAGTAAAATATCTTGTTGACCAAGATGAGAATAAACAACCTTATGTTGTGCAGTTTAGCATTGCTGAGTTTCTTGATGACTTCTATGGAAGAATGGTTGAATGAAAAACATTAACGAAAGATTTTATAACCCAACTCCAACTCTTCAATATCATAAGGGATATCAGCAAGATTATAATGCAAACCCAACTTGGACAGATACATTAAATGCAAACTTAGGGTATCAGTATAAATCTTTTCTTAATGCAATGTATCTTGAATCTAAGTATGGAGATGTTGCTTTTGATGATTCTCTGAGTGTCATAAACGAGATTAAAGGTACACAATACGAACAATATTATAATGATCTAAAAGACGCAAAAAACATGGATCATCTAAACGACATGAAGGTTCAGATCGATAAGATGAAACAACGTAGAGAAGTCCTATCAAACTCCAGTATATGGGCGCAACTTACAACTGGATTATTTGATCCATTAAATCTAGTAGCATTACCATTTGGAGGTCCAACGCTTGGTATAGCTCGTTCTGCTTTCCGTGTTGGTCTTGGTGTTACAGCAACGCAAGCTCCTATCGAGGTTGGTCGCCAGCTCTTTGATCCGACTGCAACTAAAACAGAATCTGCTTTAAATCTTGGTGCGGCTTTCTTTGTGGGTGGAACTCTTGGTGGGCTTCAATCTGTTGCTGGGAATGTAAGAGCAAATACTATAAATAAAACTATTGCTGAAATAGATGAGTATTCAAAGATTGTTAATACTGTTGATCCTGATCAATCTGCAAAGATAGGACAAAGAGCTGATAGAGTTTATGACATTGGTGAGGACGGTTTGCAGATATTTAATATGCGAATGAATGAGAAACGTTTTACAGATGAACTTGTAGAAGAGTTATCTGATCCTAATAAACTCGTATCCTATTTAAAAAAGAATTATTCAGAAAAACAATTAAGAAATAATTTAACAAAAAAGAATGTAAGTGCTCTAGCTAAGAAGTTTGAAGGTGAGGTACAAGTTAGAAAGCTAGAAAAGGGTAATGGAGAAATGAAGAATCCATATAATCTAGCTGAGAATATGTTTACTCGAAGCTGGTTTTATAGAGGTGTTACTAATCCATACAAACGTGTATTGCAGAATAAAGAGTATAGTCAGGAAACAAAACTCGATTTAATTAAACTTATTGGCGATCATGGTACTGCACTCGAAGGTAATTTTATGGGGTATAAAATGCCTCATAGTATTTATATAAAAGCATCGGAGTATGAAAGCGAGTGGGTAAAAGCACATGATCAATTGTTATCGATCTATGGTGAGATCACTGGCAAGGGTACACCAGTAGAAGCAAAGATGGATTATAATTTTGGTCGAAAGAGATACGATCAATGGCTTGAAGATACATGGAAGAAGAGTGTAACTGATAACGCAAACATGACACCTCTTGAAAATAAAGCAAAGGATGTTTGGAACAAATTCTTTAAGCAGTGGGAAGATAGATTATCTGAGACTGGTCATCTCGCTACAGATGCTAGCTTACGAAGACGAATAGAGAAGTTACGTTTTGATTTAACTGATCCAACAAATGGAGTTACTTCTCGTATTACTGAGTTAGAAAATATGAAGAAGCGTAATGCTACTCAAAGCAATGAGCTTGAAGAACTCTTTATATTAAGAGATAGACTGCGAAGAGAGTTGAGACAAGAGGAGGCATCTCTCAAATCAAAGCTTGGTGAAGATGGGGAACGTAAAGTATTTAAAGATGAAAACTTCTTTGCAAGATTTTGGAACAAGCAAAAGATTATTGAGCAACGTGAGCAGTTCAAAGAAATATTAATGACTTGGTTTCAAGAGAATCCAAATGCTTTTGTTTATAATAAGAAAACAAAGACAGTATCATCTACTGAACTATCAAGGAATCCTGATGAGATAAGTAAGAGGGTTGATGAGGTAATTGATATGCTGGTGAATGAGGGTGATCCTTTTAATCAGATATCGTATGGTTATGGAAAGTCGAAGCACTTTCGACATAGGCTTTTGGATATACCAAATAGTAAAGTGTCTGAGTTTATTATTGGCAATCCAGTACAAGTTATGATGACATATACAAATAGAACAGCGGCACAGTATGAGTTTTATAAATCATTTGGCTATCAAGATCCTGAGATTGTTATAGGTAAGATCATTGCTCGAGAAGCAAAGAATGGTGTTGGTAAAAAATCTTTGGATGCTTTGCGTAGGGATTTTTTGCACAGCTATGACAGGGTTGCTGGTATTGTTATTCAGAACCCAGAATCTTTAAGCTTAAAGACAGCTCAGATATTGAAAGACTTAGCAACTTTAAATTATCTTGGTAGTGCTGGTTTTTCTACTTTGCCTGACGCGGCAACTGTGCTTATGCAGAATGAACTTGCTCCTTTATTTAAACAGATGTTTCAAGTGTTGAGTAACAGCAAGGTGCGTATGAACGCTATGGAAGGTAGGCTTTGTGGTGAGATGCTTGAGATACTCAAGGGTGATGTGCATCTTAGATTACAAGAAGATATGCTTAATAATCCATTTCAAGGAACACTGTTCGACACAACAAAAGCAAAAAATATTTTCTTCCAGCTTAACTTGCTGGCTCCAATGACTAGAACATTTAAGATGATGTCTTCTATGGCAAACTCTCATACTATTATTGACTATTCAATTAAGCTTGCTAATGGCACAGCAACAGCTAAAGAAACGCAGTGGTTACTGCGTATGGGTATTGATAGAAAAGATGCGTCAAAGATTAACAATATGCGTAAGAAAGGATTCATTGAAGACTCTGATGGTTTTTATCTTGCAAACTCAGACGCGTGGGACGATCTTGACGCTACTAAAATCTTTAGACGAACAATGAACGCTGGAATAAAGAATACAGTATTGATGGGTTCACCAGCAGACAAGCCTCTTATAACTGATGGTGTTGTTTATGTTCCTATGCGAGTTGCAAGGTTCATGGGCCTTAGTGAAGACCGACGTATTCGAGGATATGCTCGAGTGGAGAACGCAATATTAGGATTACCCTTTCAATTCTATTCTTATTCTTTTGCTGCTCTGAATAAAATTACGACTTTATATTCTCAGGGTGCAGTAACAAATAGACTTGTTGGTATCGGTGCATCTATGGCTCTTGGATATATGAGCTTGATGATTAAGTATAGAAACAATCCATACATTCTTGATGATATGTCTTTGGAAGATAAGATGCTTAGATCATTTGATACGTCTGGATTGGCGGCTCTTTACTCTGATATGTATTATACTTCTATACAAACATCACTTGCTCTTGGTGGGCCGGATTTAACTATGGGTCTTGTATCCCCAAAGTTTCCACAAGAGAAAGATTATATTGATGCGGCAACAGCTCCGTTAGGTGCTGGTGTGAGTGTTTCAACAGATCTCGCAAGAGGTGCGGCTAAGTTTATTACTGGTGACTATGGTGAAGGTACGAAAGAATTTCTTGCCAATTTGCCTGGAGCTAGGTTATGGTTTATAAAAGATCAGGTAAACGATATGAGTCGAGCTATTGCTGGAAGAATGGATTAAAATATGACAATATCAGTTTCAAATAATACGCCTAGAGTATCGTATGCTGTATCTGAGGGTGCAACGCAGACATCATTTACAGTTAACTTTGAGTTCTTTGCAGATGCAGACCTAAATGTATTTGTTGATAATGTATTAAAAACAATAACTACTCACTACACAGTATCAGGAGGCAATGGTTCAACTGGTACAGTTACAATGAGTGTGACTGGTGCAAGTGGTGGTTCGACAGTTGTTATAACTAGAGACATCGCACTCGAGAGAACTACTGACTTCCCAACTCAAGGTGCTTTTAATATTACTTCTCTGAATACTGAGCTAGATAAATTAGTTGCAATAGACGCTGATGTTGATGATACAATAGGAAGGTCAATAAGACTACAAGATTCTGATGCTTCTGCATCTATGGAGCTACCTCTCAAAGCATCAAGAGTAGGCACAGTATTAGGATTTAATGCAACAACTGGTGCGGCAGAAGCTGGACCAACTATTACTGCTGTTCAAAGTTTAGCTGATGTAACTACATCTATTAATCTATTGGGTACTTCTGCTGTGGTAGAAGACATGGGATTACTTGCTACGTCAGCAGTTATAGAAGATATGGGATTGTTAGCTACATCTGGAAATATAACAGCAATGGGATTGCTGGGTGTAAGTAGCGTGATTACAGACATGAGTATTTTAGGAACATCTGCAATTGTAGAGGACATGGGATTTCTTGGAACAAGTGCCAACGTAACAGCTATGGGTCATTTAGGAACGAGTGCTAATGTAACTGCTATGGGCAAGTTAGGTAATGACGCTACTGTAGCTGACATGGCAATTCTCGGCACAGATGATGTAGTTGCAGACATGAATACTCTCGCAAATTCTAGCATCGTTGATGACCTAAATATTTTAGCTACATCCGACATCGTTACTGACATGGCTTTGCTTGCGACATCAGCCAATGTAACCGCAATGGGTCATCTTGGTACATCTGCAAATGTAACTGCTATGGGATTATTGGGTACAAGTGCTGTTGTTACCGACATGGGTTTGCTCGGTACAAGTGCTGTTGTTACTGATATGGATTTATTAGCAACATCATCTAATATTACGAACATGGCAACTTTAGGTGCTAGTGGAGTTGTATCAAATATTGCTACTGTTGCTGGTGCTGTTACAAATGTAAACACAGTTGCTACTAATGTAAGTGGAGTTAACTCTTTTGCAGAACGATACAGAATAGCATCATCTGCACCGACAAGTTCTCTCGATGTAGGTGATTTGTATTTTGATACTACTGCTAACGAACTAAAGGTTTATAAGTCTAGTGGTTGGTCAGCGGCTGGCTCAACTGTAAACGGAACGTCAGCACGATTTACCTATACGATATCTGGTACACCAACAGCGGTAACAGG